GGATGAGCAGCGCCGAACGCGACACGGTAGCCGGGATCGACATAGGTGACACGATCACCATTGAAAAATTGTTTGCCCCCGGCACTAATCCAGCGTCACTAGCCCAAGAACTAAGCGTTGAGGGCATAGAACATTCAATCAACGTAAACAACGGTCATATTGTCACTTATTACACGTCGCCAACTACGGTCGTTTACGAGTTCATACTTGATGACCCGACGTACGGTATCCTGACGGCTGACAACGTTTTAGGGTAAAGTAGGCAATTATGGGTGCAAACGCGCAGACATCAGTACCAACATTTACAGCAGGCGATATTTTGACCGCCGCCAATATGAATATCAGCGCTCGGACTGGTATCCCAGTTTTTGCGGATAGCACGGCGCGTGACGCGGCGTTTGGTGGCACGGGTGAAAAAACTTTGGCTGAAGGTCAATTTGCGTATCTTGAAAGCACTAACGCTACGCAATATTATGACGGGTCAACTTGGCAAGCGGTTGCATCTGACCCAGCGTGGCAGTCTTATACGCCTACCTGGGGTTCGACGGGAACTACACCAAGTTTAGGTAACGGCACTTTAGTTGGCAAATATGTTCAACAAGGAAAATTAGTAACTTTCCGTGCTGTTTTAACTTTAGGTAGCACTAGCACTATTGGTACTGGTCAATATAATTTGAGTTTGCCTGTCGAGGCTACGCCGGGCGGCGTCGTCGGCGGCAATATCGCAACAGTAAACGCTACTGGTTGGGTTATTGACGCTTCTGCTGGCGGATATTATTTCGTTAGAGCAGACGTTCTAGATAGCACAACATATGTGCGGTTTAGATTATTAAATGCTTCTGCAACTTACGCCACGCTTGCAACGGTCGCTCAAGACACGCCGTTTACTTTCGCAACTTCCGACAGCATAAACATTTCAGGAACATATGAGGCTAACTAAATGAACTATCTAAACTTTGTTGGCGACCACGAAATAGCCGAAACTATACCTGACGAATGGTATTTTGAACGGTTTAGAAATTGGCGAAACAACGAACTAAAAAATTGCGACTGGACACAACTACCTGACGCAGTATGCAATAAAGAAGCGTGGGTTATTTACCGTCAAAAATTACGCGATTTACCAGCACAAAATGTTGACCCAAAAAAAATCAAATTTCCGACAAAACCCGAAAATTAATTAAAAAATGTTATGGCGCGCAAACCTATAAACAAAGCCAAACGACAAATAGGCGACCAAACAACCAAAGGCGGTCTAATTGGTTTGTTTATTTATTGGGCGACACAAAACAACATCGACCCAGCATTAATCGCGCTACTCGTACCGATCATTTCGAGCGTGTTGGCTTGGCTATCAACCAAAATCGGTGACCCCGATCTTGCCTGCATATTCATACCCAAAGAAAACAAAGACGACAAAGATTGACTAAATCGTACGTCGCTATTCAGCAACCAGTCGTTAAAGGCGGTTTAGCAGGCACACGCAAATGGTCAAATTTGGCCTGCAAAAACAGCAACGGGTCACTATGGTGCAACGGGTTATGGGTCAACCGCGACATGAGAACACGACCCGGCATCGTCAGCAATCACGCTCGAGGGCTTGCAATGGATTTGTCGTACCGCTGGCTTAACCAAAAAAAATTGGGTATGCGTGACGGCCGCAAAACATCGCTTGCGTTTATCATCAAATGTTTACAAAACGCCGACCACTTAGGCATACAACTTGTGATCGACTACCAGTTGCAACGGTCGTGGCGTTGCGATCGTGGCACATGGAAACCACTACCAAGTGTCAAGCAGGGCGACTGGTATCACATCGAGATTGAGCCCCTACTTGCACACAACCCCGACATCGTAAAAGCCCGATTTGACGCGGTTTTCGGGGCGTTCCCCACATCGCCACCAAAACCCGTCTAAGGTGATAGGCCTACCGAGAAAGTAGGTCACTTATGACACTCATCACCAGAATTGGCATATCGCTATTTATTAGCGTCACGTCAATATTCGTCCTACACAAACCACCAACCCCGATACCGGCAGAAACCAAGCCAGCGCCGATCACCGTATGGCAGGGGTTAGAGCCTGCAGCGCCTGTACCGCCGACCACGGTTGTTACTACGCCTATAACGCAACCTGACGCGTGTCAGACGGTGTTTGACATGGCTCGACACGTCGGCTGGGCAGAACAAGACCTAACTCAACTGGTTGCGGTTGCGTATCGTGAGAGCCGTTGCCAGCCTGACGCGTTCAACCCGCGCGACCCAAACGGCGGGTCAAACGGCGTTATGCAAATCAACCAATTTTGGTGCAAACCGTCAAAATATTACGCAAACGGCTACTTGCAGGCCTACGGCCTGATACGCACTTGCGACGACCTATTTGACCTAGAGGACAATTTACGGTCGGCGCTGGCAATCTTTAGATACTCGAATGGGTGGCGCGCATGGTCACTTTAAAACACGTATTTCTGGCAAGTTTGCTAACCGCGTACACGTACCTGATAATGTCAGTCACCAACAAACGAAAGGCAAAAGATGACCGAGAACATCAAAGCAGAAGTTGAAATAATAAACGCATTGAGCAAGGTAGCGCGACAACGCTTCGGCGATAACGCGGTTGAAGCATTAATTGGCGCGTTGTCAACAATTTGCACAGCAAACCAAATGCAAGCATTGTTAAACGGTTGGTCGCAAAATGACTGACAATCTTTATCAAGACCCACAGTTAAAAGCATTAATGCAAGTGATGAACGACATCACACAAAACAAAGTGCCGATATACAACCCGTGGGAATTGGCGGCACGTAGCACATTACGCAAAATCCAACACGAGATTGACGATCGCAACGCACTTGACGACGGCGAGTTGATCGACGTGCTAAACCAAACACGTATTGAAATCAAATACTTGTTGAGCATCATTAACGATCTGCATGAGCGCGTTAAAGAGCGCGACATTGAGATTGGTATTAAGCAACTGCGCTTAAACGAAAACGAGGTAGAGATACGGCGTTTAGAGAACATGGTTCATCGTGCTAACTAAACACGACAAAAACCGTATGCGTATTGCTATGGCCGAAAGCCAAGCCAGCGCGAACGCCAAATGGACACCCGAGCAACAAGATCGCGTTGATGCGGCGATACGCAAAATGGCGCGTATGTTGCCACGTTTTACAGCCGACCAAGTTTGGTACGAGTTGGGCGCGACGTTTCCCGTTACTAAAGGCATGACCGCTCGACTGCTGGTTGCTCAACGTCGGGGCGTTATTAAGAACACGGGTGAGATTGCTTACGCTGAGCGTGGCGGCGAACACGATCACGCACAACGCCTAACAATATGGCAGTCGTTATGACCGGGTTTATGGACAACTATGTCGACGTAGCGACTCGACTAAAAATGGCGTTTGCAAAATATCCTGATTTACGCATACAAGAAACAGGGCGCGAAGTAATTGAAATGCCCGACAAATCTTGTTTCATTCGTTGTGTAGTCACAATTTGGCGCGACGCCAACGACCCAATACCAGCGATAGCGAGCGCGTGTGAGTTGTACCCCGGCCGCACAACGTTTCAGCGTTACAGCGAGTCGGAAGTAGGATACACGTCGGCAGTTGGCCGTTGTTTGGCGTATTTGGGTTTTTCGGGCAACAAGTCAATCGCGTCGCTTGATGAAATTAACAGCGCCAAAGGTCGCCAACAAACAACACATTTAGCGCCTGTCGTGCCGTTGCACGATGTTGAAGTGCCGTTCCCTGACGAGCCACAACGCGAGTATGCGACACCTAAACAGTTGGGCATGATGCGGGCGCTGGCTAACGGGCAGGGGCTTAAAGGCGACGACCTTAAAACGTTTATCAGCGCGACGTTAGGGCGCGAGGTGCATACGTCGGGCGAGTTAACTAAACGCGATATCAGCAAGGTCATAGATGCGTTAAAAGCAAGCGAGCCAAAATGAAAAGAATAGATCACTTAATGAAACATCACCACGCGTTGTCAATGGCGGTCAAAGATTTGCGACGCGTTAAAGAGTTTTATCCTGAGTTGTACGCAATGGCAGTCGAAGCGCTAAAAGAAGTTAGAAAAGAAATAGTAAAACCTAAATAACGGGCATGACCTAAGCGTGTTGCAGCGCGGTTGGTAACACACGGAAACGTGGGTAGATGACGCGCGTGGTAACACGTGGTCAGGCAAATTGCGCTACAGAGTTAGGGTGTCGAGTGAGGCAGACGACGGGGGGGCATAGCGCACTAGGTCTAACAACACAACAACAAGATTGACATACTGAAAACAAACCGCAAACATAAAGTTGACAACATGACAAACACACACAAACAAAGGCAAG